GGCCAGCTTATCGATCAGCCTAGATATTTCCATTCTCTCTTCAGTAAGTCGCTCAATTCTCTGTAAAGTGTCCTCTTTTAGCTTCAGAACACTTATAAGATTGTTCTCTGTCTTGTTCTCTCTGCTTGTCTGCACCCTGCTATGGCTTAGTGTTGGCTTTTGGATAATACCACCTTCCAAGGCTTCCAATTCCAAATATAAGCCTTTGATCTCCTTGTTTATCCACTTGACGCCCTCTAGTTTTTCTTTTACCTGCTCTGGTGTCATACCTTAGCCTCCTTTATGATACAATAGTTTTAAGGAATAATTCATAAAGGAGTCAGCTTTGTGCTGGCTTTTTTTTGCGTTTTCTCTAGCTTCGCTCTAGGTTCAAGTCAATTCTACGTACCATTTGATAAGCAACTAAGAGACGTTTTTATCTCTCTTATCTGCTTATCATTCTGCAAGCAATTAAGTCAAGTTATTTCTTTGCTTATCTGCTTATCATTTTGTAAGCAACAAATCCAAAATAACAGATTTTTAAACCGCTCTTATTTCCTTATCATTTTGTAGGGAGAAAATCCAAATTAAGGAATCTAAAAAGTCTCCTTATCTCCTTACAGTTTTTCAGGAAGCAAAATCAAAATAAGCGATGTTATTTC